ACAGGCAATACTTTCGCAGGTGTTCTTAACGGCAGATACAAAGTATACATTGACCCGTATAGTGCAAACAGCTCAGCTAAACAATACTACATTGTTGGTTACAAAGGTACTTCACCTTATGACGCTGGTATGTTCTATTGCCCATATGTTCCACTACAAATGGTGAGAGCAGTTGGTCAAGATACTTTCCAACCAAAAATTGGTTTCAAGACTAGATATGGTCTTGTTGCTAACCCATTTGCTGAAACTGGTGCCGCTTCAGGCGCAGTCACTCCAGTAAACGGTGCTGGTTCTGCTAATGCTAACAGATACTACCAAAGAGTGCAAATCGCAAACTTAATGTAATATCAGTTTGGTATTATACCAACATTTGAAAAGGGCGGCCGTAAAAAGTCGCCCTTTTTTTTGGCCTTCCTCCAGGATGGATAAATAATAGTATGAGTACAACAAACGCATACGACAGACAACCAACTAAAACAGATTACGCTGACCCTACCAAGTTTAAGTTTAGTATTCTTAAACTACCAAAGGTCGAGTATTTTTGCACGGCTGTAAATATACCAGGTATTGCAGTTGCAACAAAAGTACAACAGTCACCATTGGCAGACATACCTCTACCAGGTGAAAAGGTTAACTTTTCTGATTTAGAGATGACCTTTATGGTTGATGAGAATTTAGAAAACTATAAAGAAATTCATGGTTGGTTAATGGGTATTGGTTTCCCAAAAGATTACAACCAATCAAGAGAGGCCTTAGGAGCAGGAGCTGATAGATTTCCTACTTCTACTGGTGCAAATTTAACAAGTGACGGAGGCAAAACACCATATGGACCAACATCAATAGGTGCTTTGTTTTCAGACGCAACACTAACTATATTATCAAGTAAAAACAACGCCGTTCAAGAAGTTAGATTTTCAGATATGTTTCCTACATCTCTGACAGGTCTGTCATATAATCAACAAGCGACAGATGTACAATATCTAACAGCAAGTGTTGTTTTCTCATATAAAATTTACGAGTTTGCTAATGTAAACTCATCAGCCACAACGATAGTTTCTTCTTAAAAACTTCGTTAAAAGCTTTACATTTTAAGGGTTTTATGATATATTATTACTACAACTGGAGATATTATGACATTAGAAGAACTACAAGAAAAGATTGAGAAAGACATAAAACTAAATGATACTGAACTAGACCTGGAATCATTAAAGACACCTCAATTACATAACAAATACATGAAAGAACTTAATAACTTTAAACTGTTATTGAGTAGAGCGGAGGCCGACTTGGCAACTGTAAAAAGAGACAAGTGGGAATACTACACAGGTAAATCTGACCCACAAGTATATATTGACAAACCATTTAACTTAAAAATTCTTAAGCAAGATGTTGACCAATACATACACGCAGATGAAGACTATATAAAAGCAAAACAAAAAGTCGATTATCTAGGAACAATAACAGATTATCTTGACAAAATAATAAGACAGATTTCAAATAGGACATTCACTATAAAAAATGCCATAGATTGGCGAAAGTTTACTAGTGGAGCTATTTAATGAGATATGATAATTTATTTCCTACCTTAATACAAATCACAGATAATATTGTTGATGTGTCCTGGAGAGGTCATATGATTAATGATATTAATAGTAAAAGAATATCTAGTCCTAAAAAGAATTGGCAATCAGAGCCTAATCTAAATGAACAAGATGTTTACTCAAAATTGATTGATAAGATTGCAACACACACAGCTCAATATCTTGAAGAGATGAAATACAAGTATGAAGGATTTAAAATTACTGGCATGTGGGCAAATGTATTAGATAGAAATGAGTTTCACAGACCACATAATCATTCAAACAATATGTTAAGTGGTGTTTATTATTTGAAATCAAGAAAAGAACATCCAGGTATTGTTTTTCAAGACCCACGAACACAGGTAGATATACTAGTACCTGAAATAAGAGAATACAATAAAACTAATTCTTCAATATGGTCATATGATTGTATAGAAGATAGAATGATAATATTTCCAGCATGGCTAAAACATTATGTACCAGTAAACGAAACAGATGACGAGAGAGTAAGTATCTCTTGGAATATTATGTTTGATGGTAAACTTGGCTGTTCGGAAGACCTTTCTTCAGCGAGATTTTAAATGAGTTTAACAAGATACATTGTCATAGACAAAAAAGATGATGTCTATTTAAAGATAGAAGCAGATGATGACATAAGAAGAGAACTAGGAGAATACTTTACATTTGAAGTGCCTGGTTTTAAGTTTATGCCACAATATAGAAACAGAGTATGGGACGGTAAGATAAGATTATATTCATATCAGACTGGCCAAATATATGTTGGTCTATATCCATACATTTGTGATTGGTGCGAAAAGAATGATGTACATATAGTTGATGGCACAAAGATTAAAGATACAAAGATTGATGAAAAACAATTAGATGGTTTCGTAAAGGCATTAAAGATACCTTTCGAAGTGAGAGACTACCAACTAGAGGCTTTTAAACATGGTATTAAAAGAAATAGATGTTTATTATTATCTCCAACTGCCTCTGGTAAATCTCTCATTGTTTATATGTTGGTACGATTTTTCTCTATTAAGTTAAAAGAGGCAAAAAATAACAAAATTTTGATAATCGTACCGACTACCTCATTGGTTGAACAGTTAACAAAAGACTTCAAAGACTATGGGTGGAATATCAATAATGTTCATAAGATATATCAAGGTCACGATAAAGAAACAAATAAAAAAGTTGTTATATCTACATGGCAATCAATCTATAATCTACCTAAAAAATGGTTTGCACAGTTTGGTTGTGTAATAGGTGATGAAGCACACTTATTTAAAGCAGTATCATTAACTAAAATTATGAGTAAATTAGTTAAGTGTCCTCATAGAATAGGCCTTACAGGTACATTGGATGGTACTAAAACACACAAGTTAGTATTAGAAGGACTTTTTGGTTCTGTTAATAAAGTAGTATCTACAACTGAACTACAAGAAAAGAAACAGTTGGCCGCCTTACAAATATTCTGTCTTGTATTAAAACATGGTAAAGATGAAAGACATCATTGTCATGGTATGAGTTATCAAGAAGAGATGGATTACATAGTACAAAGTGACAAAAGAAATAAATATATAAGAAACTTATGTGCTAATTTAAATGGCAACTCGTTATGTTTGTTTCAGTATGTAGAAAAACATGGTAATGAGTTATATGAAATGATAAAGAAAAAGGCACCAGAGAAACAGGTGTTTTATGTACACGGAGGAGTAAACACGGATGAAAGAGAACAAATTAGGGAAATTACCGAAAAAGGTGACAACGCTATTATCGTTGCGTCTTACGGAACTTTCTCAACAGGTATTAATATTCGAAACTTACATAATATTGTCTTTGCTAGTCCTAGTAAAAGTAGGATAAGAAATCTACAATCTATTGGTAGAGGATTAAGACTTAAAGATAACAATAGTCATGCTACTTTGTATGACATATCAGACGATTTAACTTATAACGAAAAAGAGAATTATACTCTAGCCCATTTCCGAGAAAGGATAAATATATACAATGAAGAACAATTTGATTATCAAATCCATAATGTGGAGTTAAATAACCATGCACATAAATAAAGACGAAATAAAGATTGTAAAGTTGGTGTCTGGTGAAGATGTTATCTGTAAAATAACTAAAGGTAAATCACAGTTGCCAGATAATGCTCCCCTAATAAGATTAGAGAAACCACTATTAATTAAATATGTACCTCAAATCTCACCATACGGTATAAAAGACTATGTTGCTTTAACAAAGTGGACTGCTTACACACCGGATAAAATTATTACTATCCCTAAAGATAAGATAATGACCATTACAAATGCAAGTGATGAGATGACGGCCTCTTATTGGAAATTGGCGAGTGCCTACGATAACGCTCCTGCCGAGATTCCTCCGTCAATAAAAATGAAAGAAGATATTGAAAGAATGACCGAAGAAGATAATGAAGAATTCAATGAATTATTTGATGAACATAACGATAAGAGAACTATACACTAGCTTAAAGGTATATCTCTTAAAACGCTACACCGCTTATTATACGCAAAAAAATATTATTGTCAAGCGTAGGATTAGCTTAAATTGGCATTGACAATAAAACATTATTAATATATAATGATAACTAATTAAATGAGGATATTATGGCTGCAAAAAAAGAGCATTATGTCAACAACAAAGAATTCTTGGCCGCAATGGTTGAGTACAAAAAAGGTGTTGACAAGGCAAAGAAAAACAATCTAACAAAACCACCGGTTACGGACTATATTGGAGAGTGCTTTCTAAAGATAGCAAACCATCTATCATATAGACCTAACTTTATAAACTACACATACAGAGATGATATGATATCAGATGGTATTGAGAACTGTTTACAGTATCTTGATAACTTTGATGGTGAAAAATCAAACAATCCATTTGCTTATTTTACACAAATCATTTACTATGCATTTGTAAGAAGAATTCAAAAAGAAAAGAAACAAACTGTTATTAAACAAAGAATGATTGCAGAGGCCAACTATGATGATATGACCTTGCAACCAGGTGAAGACAGAGATTTTAAGAACCAGTTTACTGAATTCTTACAAAAAAACTTACCTTTAGAAGAAGATAAGTTGCCAGTTAAAAAGAAAAAGAAAGCGGCAAAAAAGAAATGATGATGACCCATGAAGTAATAGACAACTTCTTGGATGAATCCGAGTTTAAACCTTTACAAAGCCTTCTTATGAGTAAGAGTTTTGCATGGCATTATGAGAAAAAGGTAGTTGCAGTTAATTCCAGCATTGACAATCATAACATTTACATGTATCATATCATGTATGAAGACTTAAATCAAAACAGTCCTCATTTTAATTTATTAAGGCCAATCTTTCATAAGTTGAGATTAAAGGCATTATGTAGGGTAAAATGTAATTTTTATCCAGGCACATCTACACAAGTAGAACATGGTATGCATAAAGACTTTAACTTTCCTCACTATGGTGCATTGTTATCCATTAACACAAATAATGGTTACACAAAGTTAGAAGATGGAACTAAAGTAGATAGTGTGGCGAATAGAATGTTGTTGTTCGATTCCAGTAAACCACATACTTCAGCAACATGC